CGATTAACCCGGTCAACGGCGAAGTGCTGGCAGAGGTTCATGCCGCCGGCCAGGAAGATGTCAATCGCGCCGTTGCTGCCGCCAGAAAAGGCCAGAAAGTCTGGGCCGCGATGACCGCCATGGAGCGTTCGCGCATCCTGCGTCGCGCTGTTGATATTCTGCGTGAGCGGAATGATGCGCTGGCTGAGCTGGAAATGCTCGACACCGGTAAGCCCTACAGCGAAACCTCAGCGGTCGATATCGTCACCGGTGCAGACGTGCTGGAGTATTACGCGGGCCTGGTTCCGGCGCTGGAAGGTCAGCAGATCCCCCTGCGTGAAACCTCTTTCGTCTATACACGCCGTGAACCGCTGGGCGTAGTCGCCGGTATCGGTGCCTGGAACTACCCGATTCAGATCGCCCTGTGGAAATCAGCCCCAGCGCTGGCTGCGGGTAACGCAATGATTTTCAAACCCAGCGAAGTGACGCCGCTTACTGCCCTGAAGCTGGCTGAAATCTACACCGAAGCAGGTGTGCCGGATGGCGTATTTAACGTGCTGCCGGGCATCGGTTCGGTCACCGGCCAGTTGCTCACTGAGCATCCTGGCATCGACAAAGTCTCCTTCACCGGCGGCGTTGTCAGCGGCAAAAAAGTAATGGCGAATGCAGCGGGTTCAACGCTGAAAGAAGTCACCATGGAACTGGGCGGTAAATCCCCGCTGATTATCTTTGATGATGCCGATCTCGATCTGGCCGCCGACATCGCCATGATGGCGAACTTCTACAGCTCCGGACAGGTCTGCACCAACGGCACCCGCGTCTTTATTCCTGCAAAACTGAAAGCGGCATTCGAAGCCAAAATCAGCGAACGCGTTGCCCGTATTCAGGCCGGCGATCTGCGTGATCCCGCCACCAACTTTGGCCCGCTGGTCAGCTTCAGCCATCGCGATAACGTGATGCGCTACATCGAATCGGGCATTGCTGAAGGCGCACGCCTGCTGTGCGGCGGTAAACGTCTGACCGGTGGTGATTTCGACCAGGGTGCCTGGGTTGCACCGACTGTGTTTACCGACTGCCGTGATGAGATGAAGATCGTCCGTGAAGAGATCTTCGGACCGGTCATGTCGATCCTGAGCTATGAAACCGAAGAAGAAGTGATTCGCCGTGCCAACGACACCGAATTTGGTCTGGCCGCCGGACTGGTGACGCAGGATCTTAATAAAGCGCACCGCGTGATTCATCAGATCGAAGCAGGAATCTGCTGGATTAATACCTGGGGCGAATCAGCCGCAGAGATGCCAGTGGGTGGCTATAAGCACTCCGGCATTGGCCGTGAGAATGGCCTGATGACACTGCAGAGCTACACCCAGGTGAAGTCCGTGCAGGTTGAGCTGACGCGTTTTCAGTCAGTCTTTTAATCACTTAACCTGAGGAACGACGAATGGAATATGATTACATTATTATTGGCGCCGGATCCGCAGGAAACGTTCTGGCCACCCGCCTGACCGAAGAGAGCAACGTCAGCGTTCTGTTGCTGGAAGCGGGCGGCCCGGATTATCGTTTTGATTTTCGCACTCAGATGCCTGCTGCCCTCGCCTTCCCGCTGCAGGGAAAACGCTATAACTGGGCGTATGAGACTGAGCCAGAGCCGTACATGAACAATCGCCGTATGGAATGTGGTCGCGGAAAAGGCCTGGGCGGTTCATCACTGATTAACGGTATGTGTTACATCCGTGGTAACGCAATGGACCTCGATAACTGGGCCAGTGAACCAGGGCTGGAGAACTGGAGCTATCTGGACTGCCTGCCTTACTACCGTAAAGCGGAAACCCGTGATATCGGCCCGAACGATTTCCACGGTGGAGATGGCCCGGTGTGCGTCGCCACGCCTAAAGCCGGCAATAACGTGCTGTTTGAAGCCATGATTGAGGCAGGCGTGCAGGCGGGTTATCCGCGCACTGATGACCTCAACGGCTATCAGCAGGAAGGTTTTGGTCCGATGGATCGTACCGTAACACCAAACGGTCGCCGTTCCAGCACCGCACGTGGCTATCTCGACATGGCCAAAGGCCGTGCAAACCTGAAGATCATTACTCATGCCACCACCGATCGCATTGTGTTCGATGGCAAACGCGCAGTCGGCGTGGAATATCTGCAGGGCGACAGCAACACCATTAATAAAGTGACCGCTCGCCGTGAAGTGCTGCTGTGTGCCGGTGCTATTGCCTCGCCGCAGATCCTGCAGCGTTCTGGCGTGGGCTCACCGGAGCTGCTGAAGCAGTTCGATATTCCACTGGTTCACGATCTGCCGGGCGTGGGTGAAAACCTGCAGGACCATCTGGAGATGTATCTTCAGTATGAGTGTAAAGAGCCGGTTTCAATCTATCCGGCCCTTAAGTGGTGGAACCAGCCGAAAATCGGTGCAGAGTGGATGTTTAATGGCACCGGTATCGGCGCCAGTAACCAGTTTGAAGCGGGTGGTTTTATCCGTAGCCGCGAAGAGTTCAGCTGGCCGAACATTCAGTATCACTTCCTGCCGGTAGCGATTAATTACAACGGTTCTAACGCCGTTGATGCGCATGGCTTCCAGTGTCACGTCGGCTCGATGCGTTCGCCAAGCCGCGGTCATGTGCGCCTGAAGTCACGCGATCCGCGTCGTCATCCGGCCATTCTGTTTAACTACATGTCGCATGAGCAGGACTGGCATGAGTTCCGCGATGCTATCCGCATCACGCGCCAGATCATCAATCAGCCAGCGCTGGATAAGTATCGTGGACGTGAAATCAGTCCGGGCCTGGATTGCCAGACGGATGAACAGCTGGACGAATTCGTCCGTAATCACGGCGAAACCGCTTATCACCCGTGCGGTACCTGTAAGATGGGTAACGATCCAATGTCTGTCGTTGATGGCGAAGGTCGCGTGCATGGGCTGGAAGGATTACGCGTGGTGGATGCGTCGATTATGCCGTTGATCATCACCGGTAACCTGAATGCGACCACCATCATGATTGGCGAGAAGATTGCCGATAAGATCCGTGGACGCGACCCACTGCCACGCAGCACCGCTTCATACTATGTTGCTGGTGACGCCCCGGTTCGTACAGTCCCCCAGCGTGCTGAATAGTTAGTTACAGTGTCACTTATAAGGTGCCGGGCAGACTGTTGTCCGGCACTTTTTTTGCCCGATTTATCGCACTTATTATTACACGCCATCATTTTCTAAACTCGCCCCGGTAAACCCCTGAACCTTAACCGCAATCAAACCAGGCAGTATCTGCTGTTGATTTGATGATTTGCAGAATGCTGTAAACCCAGCATCTGTTTTACCGGAGACACTATTCGTCCACTGATGAGAAGCAACAATGTGGATGCGTTGTAAATTTTATGAGCAGAATGTTCATGTCCTGCCTCTTCCCCGCTTTCCCCTCTTGCTGGAATGCCGCCGATCAGCACTGGCGTAACGCCCTGTAGTTTCCTCACCACATCGATACTGTTTTGAGTCTGCCTGCACACTGTGCGTTATGGCAGGTCGTCATTTTTCGTTGCTGGAGAGTTCCCATGCGCGCCTGGGTTTTATTGTCACTCGCGATTATCACTGAAATTATTGGCACCCTTTTTATGAAATGGTCCAGCCTAAACGGCAGCCACTCAGGCTACCTGATGATGCTGGGCATGATTGCCTGTTCTTATATCCTGCTGAGCTTCGCCATAAAACGTATTGCTCTGGGCGTGGCTTACGCCCTGTGGGAAGGCGCTGGCATCCTGCTGATTACATTATTCAGCGTACAGCTGTTTGATGAAGTGTTGTCTGCGATGAAAGTCTGCGGACTGATGACGCTGGTCGCTGGAATTGTGTTGATCAAAACCGGCATGCACTCATCAGCGGAGGTTAATCATGGTCATCGCTGATTTCGTCCACGCAGCCTGGCTGGCGCTGGCTATCGTGCTGGAGATTGCCGCCAATATATTCCTTAAATATTCTGATGGGTTTAAAAGACCGCTGCACGGTCTGCTTTCACTCTGCTGTGTCCTGCTTGCGTTCAGCGCACTGGCTCAGGCGGTAAAAGGTATTGCTCTGTCGATTGCCTATGCGGTCTGGGGTGGTTTTGGAATTATCGCGACTGTCGCGGCCGGCTGGGTATTATTCGATCAACGGCTGAATCGTAAAGGCTGGGCAGGCCTGACCCTGCTGCTGGCCGGCATGATCCTGTTAAAGCTGGCATAACAGGCATTTTGATTCAGTTATTTTTGTTATGGGTGTGCCTTCGTACACCCTTAACTTTCCGTGCTCTCTTCTCCAGTTTCAGTTGATTTCCCCTTCCCGACCGCGTCGGAATCTTCTCACTTTTGTAAAGACCCGTTTACATATCTGTTGTCTTAAGGCTTAGTGAGCGCCAAAAGTCGGATAAAAACGAGGAAGAGTTATGTCTGCAACACGAGGTTGGTCCACGGAGCTGGAGGGGTTACGCGGCATCGCCTCTCTCTGGGTACTGGTTGGCCATATCAGCTTACTGATACATTGCCACATCACACTGATTTCATCGCCTGGCATCGGGGTCGATCTGTTTATTCTGTTATCGGGTTATCTGATGGCGAAAAACTATGTTGAACGTCAGCAGAAAGAGCCGTGGCAGAGCATGGAGACCATTAAAAAGTTCTGGATCCGTCGCTTCTTCCGTATCGCCCCGCTCTACTATCTGCTTTTAATCATCGCGCTGATTTATGGCCCGTGGTTTGGCGAGATGCGTGACACTATCGCCCATTTTTATTCCGGCACCGCCACTGAATCGTCGCGTTACACCGATCAGTCGCTGGCAAACATCCTCACTCACTTCAGCTTCCTGTTCGGCCTGCTGCCCGAATATGGTTTCAATACCGTGCTGCCTGACTGGAGCATCGGGCTGGAGATGCAGTTCTATGTGCTGTTTCCGTTCATTATGCTGGTGACGCTGCGCTTTGGTTATGCGGCCTCACTGATAGGCATTATGGCGCTCTGCTGCGCCGGACGGTATGTGCTGGCAGATTATTATGAGGCGTTTGAAATGCCTTCCATGATTCTGATAAAGCTAAATATGTTCCTGGCGGGCATGCTGCTGGCGGAAGCAATTCGCCGTAAATCCCTGCTCTATGTCGCCTTCGCGCTGCTCGGCCCGGTCGTCAGCGTGGCAATGGGAATGGGCGCGATCAAGCTGCAGGTGATAATGGAAGCGCTGATGATTGTCGGGATGGCAGCAATTCTGTGGCAATACCCACAGGGCAGCCTGATGGCAACGCTGATTGCTCTGCCACGTAAGCTGCTGAACAACCGTCTCAGCACCTGGCTGGGTGACGTCTCGTTCTCGGTCTACCTGCTGCACCTGCTGATTGTGATCCCGATGATTGCGCTGCTGCTCACGCACACCGACATTGAGTTTAAGAGCGACATGATGCGCTTCCTGATCGTCTGTGTCTCAACCATCCCGCTAACCTATGCCCTGGCCTCTTTACTCTATAAGTATGTTGAGAAGCCCGGCATTCAGATGGGTAAACGCGTGCTGAAGCCGAAGCTGGCCGATCAGACCAGTTGAGTTTTTAACACCGGCCGTTCTTTTTTTAAAAGCCCCGGATGGGGCTTTTTTATTGCCGCTTACACAATCTATCTGCTCTGAACAGGTGTTTATCACATGCCGTCGCCAGCACGCCTGCTGAGGTGAACTAGACTTTGCTGGTCGAACTCCACACCACCCGCTAAATGTCTGGCAGAAAAACATACCATTGCCAAAACGCGGTATCAGGATTTAAAACGAGGATAAGCATTATGGAAAAGAAGAAGTGGTTTGTTTCTTACGTGATCAAACCAGAAGGTGAAAATCATGTCACGACTCACGCCTTTATTGAGGGCGACGATGTCGAGGAGGCGCTGGAAACCTTTATGTTCGAAACCAAAAAAAATCTGTCGCTGGAAACCGAAGAGCTGATACTGCTGTCAGTGAGTCTGGTATAACGTCAATTCAACCTCGCCATCGCGGGGTTGTTTGCCCTGTGAGAGGGTCATTTTATTAATGCTTTCCCTGGTGTGGCACTCAGTTACTGATTGGGATAAGGCCAGGCATGATCCACGCCTGTTGATGACAGTAACCCTGTCAAAATCAGATATGCCAGTATCAGAACAAAGAGCACAATCGCTGTTATTTCAATGGATTTAAGTAAGTGATGCTTCGCCATAAATAACCCTCCTTCACGTGTGTGTAATAACCTTTCACCCCATAAACTATAATGTTACCGGTAAAGTTCAAGTCAAAATCACATCATGAAACATAAAGACTGGCTTATTAATGGTTAGAAGGATTGTGCTCTGAAGGGCTCAGAGAGATCTTAACGATATTAAAAAGCCCGCAGGATGCGGGCCTTTGCAGGAGTCAGATGAACTTTAATCAGCAGAGTGACCGGTGAAGTCGATTACCATCCTGCCACGGATTTTGCCCTGCACCATCTCATCAAAGATGTCATTGACCTCACCAATCTTCCTTTTGGTCACTTTAGGCACGACTTTCCCTTCTGCCGCAAACTGGAAGGCTTCTGCCAAATCGTTTCGCGTTCCGACCAGTGATCCCACCACCTGAATGCCATCAAGTACCAGACGGGGAATATTAAGACTCATCGCTTCCGGCGGCAGTCCGACAGCCACGACGCGCCCTCCTGCTCTCACCGCATCCACCGCCGAGTTAAAGGCCGCTTTAGCCACCGCCGTCACCACAGCAGCATGTGCTCCACCGGTTTTCTCCTGAATAATGCGCGCTGCATCTTCGCTGGCCGAATTGACCACCAGATCGGCTCCCATCTCCTTCGCCAGTGCCAGCTGACCATCACTGACATCAACCGCGATCACTTTGGCGTTGAAGACATTTTTTGCATATTGCAGCGCGAGATTTCCCAGCCCGCCAAGACCATAAATGGCCAGCCATTGTCCCGGTTTAACTTCTGACACCTTAACCGCTTTATAGGTGGTGACACCGGCACAGGTGACGCTACTGGCAGCGTAAGGATCAAGTCCATCAGGGACTTTGACCGAGTAATCTGCAACGACAATGCACTCTTCAGCCATGCCGCCATCGGCTGTGAAACCGGCATTGATTACCGATCTGCAGAGGGTTTCGTTACCGGAGTTACAGTATTCGCAGTGACCGCAGCCCTTGAAAAACCAGGCGACGCTGGCCCGATCGCCAGGCTTGAGTGACGTCACATCCGGTGCGACTTCCTCAACGATACCGATCCCTTCATGACCCAGGGTCACACCCGTTTTATCGCCGAAATCACCGTTCTTAACATGCAAATCGGTATGGCATACACCACAGCATTCCATCCTGAGCCGGGCTTCACCGGTTTTGAGAGGACGCAGCGTCTTCTCAACAACTTCAACCTTGTGTTCACTATTAGCAATTGCCGCTTTCATAAACGTTACTCCTTTTGATTGAATCTCAAGAATATGCCATACGGGAATGATGGCAAGATTACAGATTAGCTTTGGGTGCGGGACAGAAAGAGTTGTTGCTGCCTTTGTGAGTGAAGTCAGTTTTGAGGTGCGTTACTAAAGGGATTTTGCGTGTTAAAGCTTTGGAAATCATGAGTGACTTACTGGATGCGTGAAGCACGTTTATCGTGAAGAACCTTTTCAGACGGCGATTACCGGTTAAAAGGGGCGATAGCGCCCCTGTTCATCTAAATGCTTCGTATCAATTACTCAGCGGAGTCGCTCGGTTGCCAGCGGTGAATGCCACTGTCAGTTGCCGGTCCCCTGTGTTCAGTAGAATCATCCGAGGCTGGCGGTGGCCCCAGATGCTGGGCTGCACTATACGTCGCTGGCGGTGGCCCCAGATGCTGAGAAGCGTTATTTTCTGATGCGGCTGGTCCGGCATGGTGGCTCCAGCCATTATCATTTTGCTGGTCCTGATAAGACGCATGGTGATGATGCCATTCAGATGATGGGCCGCGATGGTATCCTCCCTCTGCCATCACACAACCAGACATGGATGCACTCGCTAACGCTACGAGCGCACAAGGAATAACTTTTTTTAAGAACATAATAAACCCTGGTTAAAAATCACCGGGGCAGGTTACGACGTGGTTTTTATACGTTAAATAAACGTGGAGGACCGTTCGGGGAAGATGTTTAGATATATTGATTGAGATCAATTTTGAGGAGAAGCGTCCGGAAAGCCTCTGTTCTGCTGGCAGTAAAATGGGGGGTATCATGAGTATTAAGGGGACCCAAAGTAAGAATAACAGAGCAGTTATTAAGATGATTTACATATCAGAAAATAAGAAATAGCGCGAGCCTGATTCAATCATATCTCAGACAGGACTTAACCAGAGAAACCAGATTATATAATCGCTAAATGGCAGCCAACTTCACTAAGGACATCACTTTTTTCGTCACACTTCACACTTTAACGCTATCGATTAAATCAGGATCACGAAGATCTCTTAACAAACCTAATACCATCGATTGTATTTAATATACACATAAGAAACAACCATCACCCATATTATGCTAATAATCGCCGCATGTTCAGAAATAAATCGAATGAAAATATAAACTCCTGCAACAATCAAAACAGCAGGAATTAAATAGATAAATGATTGCATGAGCCATAAAAATACACGCTTCACTTATTCAACCTCTCATTTATAGCATCTGATTTTTATTCGTTGTAAACACTGCATCTACGTGAAATAGTGTCATGATCATTTTAATATCCAATAAGCATATAGAATGTCAGAAGAAACATCCAATCAGACTGGACGAGATGTTATAACGCGCATGGCGTAGCCATTTTCCTGCCGCAACGGGCTGGCTATGCGTAACTGATGTTAGCTTTAGCTTGTGGGGAAAATAAAATCTAAATCATGAATGAACAACCCGAAGACATTCAGCGCCCGCGCGGGTAAAACCCGCTCCTGGAATGCGCCGTCAGTGGGTGAGCAGGTGCTTGTACTGTGCCTCGGTGGTGAACTTGATACCGGCTTTGTGCTGCCGGGAATTTTCTCTTATGACAATCCGGCTCCGTCTGCCTGGGCCGATGCGCTGGTCATTTCCTGACGATGCGGTGATCGAATACGAGCCGGAAACCGGCGCACAGACCGCAACCGGCATACAGACGGCAACTATTAAAGCGGCGGTAAAAATCCTCTTTGACTCGCCAGAAGTGGAATGCGCAACGCTGCTCATAACTGCGCAGCTGGAAGTCAAAAAGGGCGGCACGATGAAAGCCAACATTAGCGTGCCGGACCATCGTGGCGAAACGGTTTACCCGGTTTCCGGGGCGCGTCAGTGAATATTACGGGGCCTAGCGACTATCTGGCAGACACCACAACGCAGGCTCCAGCAACCGCGTTTGACAAGTGGGACGGCGAAAAGTGGGTAACCGACGGCGATGCGCAGCAGCAGTCACTGCTTGACGCAGCGGCCAGCGAAAAGTCAGCGGGCGTGAGTGAGGTCAACGGAATTACTCAGGCATGGCAGACGCAGCTGCTGCCCGGCATCATTACTGATGCGGATAAAGCCACGCTGACCACCTGGATGAAGTACGTGCAGGCGGTACAGGCTGCAGATATCACAAATGCGCCAGCTATCAGCTGGCCGAAAACGCCTGAATAGAAAATTCGTTTTACGCCCGTAGCTTTCTATTAAAATTTTCAATGGCAGAATGTTTAATTCTGCCATTGAATCATTTCATCAAGTCGATTCAGAATGTCGGGGAAATAGCTTTCATCAAGGCCAAAGCTGCCTTTAACCTGGACGCTGTCGGCATGTGGTTCCGGGCGAAGAATGAAATCAACAGTTACGCCATCAATACTTTTTTCATTGGTCAGTATCATGTCCAGTTGATGAATATCGCTCTGATAGTTAAACGACCTGATCTTTTGCTGATTAATAAGCGCCTGATGAAAAGCTGAGAATTCTTTTTTCAGCATTTTCAATTCTCCAACGGTGAACTCCGTTTTAAATGCCACTTTCAGGCCGCTTACCGAAAACTCCACCCAGGACTGTATCCAGTCCCAGTGATGGTTAACAGGATCGGCTTCGTTATCCACTACGCGTTCAAAGGGAGCGATTGCGAATGTAAACTCTTCATTCCTGATATCAAACATTGAAATTTCCTTGTCAGCTAATAAAAATATTTAAAATGAGATATTGTCCAGTCTGATTCCCTGACTATTACTTCAAATTTGTATTTCTGATGAACATATTCCCTTCGCTGCTTATCGTAGCGCAGTTTATAAATATCCGTTTCGTATCGGAACATTCCTTTTCCTTCACGAGGGTCTGGCATTCGCTTACCAAAACGAATAGCTCTTTCCTGAATCTGCAAAGGTACATACCGACTGGGTTCAAGCATATGTTTTGCTGCTGTTTCGGTCATTTTCAAATTGCGCGCATGCAGCCCGATTTTAAGCCGCCCTCGCAAAAGAGATATGGTCCCTTGACTGATTCTGGCTGTAACAGCCGCGCGCGCGCCTGCTATAAGCGCCTCATTTTGTGAAGACTGTGATACCCCAATTCCTGAAACGCGCCGCCGCGCATATCTGAGTGTAATTCGCTGCGTTTCCTGCCAGGAAATTGAGGAACATCGCAATAAACACCGGCAGGGCAATGTCTGATGCATGAGGAATTTGCTTACCCGTGGAATGCTCCACGGGAAGCCATCGCCAGCCCTTATCCCACCTATGAGGAAATGCACAGCCGCACTCAGATGATTGCGGCTTTAGTGCGTGCGCAGGAGCTACTTGAAAAGCAGCCGACTGTGATACAGCTCGACGTTAAACGCCGCGTTAGTGATCTTGAAAAGACACAGGGAACAGCCCGCGCCAATGCGTACTTAACAAAGACATTTGTTGAGCGCACATTGCCACGCGTTGAAACCGTTAATGCTCAATATCGTCTCGGCGTGATGAAGGGGAGCACATTAAGTTTACTCGGCGGTAACGCAACTGAGCGCGACAATGCGGCTATAGCAGGTGGTCAGCTTTTCATTCTAATGCGCCTTTTTAACCGCCTGCCGGATATGGCTCGCGCCGATGTCGATCTGCTGGCCGGGGATGTGGCTAATTTCATTCTCGCTGAGCTGGTACAGGCGCACGCGCAGGCCAGCGACGAGTCAGATTACAAATACACGCACCGCGTTTACATGACCGCCGCCACCATTACCCGTGAGCTGAGCCAGACCCCGCCATTATGGGATAAAGTCACGTCACGGCTGTTTGACCCGGAGGAAGTTATCCCGGCGATCATGCGTATGCAGACGGAAAAGTGGTGGAAAGGCCGACTGCGGCGAGTGGCTGCATCATGGCGTGAACACCTTCAGATCGCCCTGGCTAACGTCAGCAAAAAGCACACCCCCTACGCCAGCAGCATGACCGTTTCAGAGTGGCGCGAGCAGAAGCGCCGCACCCGTGAGTTTCTGAAGGGAATGGAGCTGGAAGACGAAGAAGGCAACCGTATCAGCTTGATCGAGAAATATGACGGCAGTGTGGCCAATCCGGCTATTCGCCGCTGCGAGCTGATGACCCGCATTCGTGGCTTCGAAAATATCTGCAATGAAATGGGCTTTATCGGCGAATTCTACACGCTGACCGCCCCCGCGCGCTATCACGCCACAATCAAAACCGGGCATCGTAACCGTAAATGGAACGGTTCCAGCCCGGCCGACACCCAGCGTTATCTCTGCAGTGTCTGGCAGAAAATTCGCGCCAAGCTGCACCGCGAAGAAATCCGCATCTTCGGGATCCGCGTTGCTGAGCCTCATCATGATGCGACTCCGCACTGGCACATGCTCATGTTTATGCGTCCGGAGCAGGCTGAACGCGTGCGCGAGATTATGCGCGACTACGCCTGGCAGCAAGACGGCAGCGAGCTGACAACCGACAAAGCCCGTAAGGCCCGCTTTCACGCCGAGGCTATCGACCCGGAGAAAGGTAGCGCGACGGGTTACGTTGCTAAATACATTTCCAAGAATATCGACGGCTACGCGCTAGACGGCGAGACGGACGCCGAAAGCGGCAAAGACCTTAAGGAAACTGCCTCGGCCGTTTCTGCCTGGGCGGCACGCTGGCACATCCGGCAATTTCAGTTTGTGGGCGGTGCGCCGGTCACGGTTTACCGCGAACTGCGCCGCATGGCAGACAGCGAAACCGCGCACGGCCTGA